AGAAGAAAACCTAAATGGAGAACAATTAAGAATGTTGTGTGACGAAATTAAAAAAGACACTAGAGTTAAAATGGCAATGATTGAAAGTGAACATGAATATACTATTACAATTATGTTTAACCGATAAATCAGAAACTTCAAATTATTTTAATAGGATACAAGACATGATATAATATAAAGAAAAACGGAGGTAATTATTATGGCAGAGTTGATTGGGTTTGTATTAGCGATATTGATTTATTTATGGCTTTCAGGTGTGTTTAGCGGAGAAAATCAAAACAATCAGAAATTTGGTGATGGAAAAAACCGTTACGACTTTAAAGATTATGTTGACAATAAGGCAGATAAGTATAATAAATAGGAAGGTGGTTGATGAATATGCTAGTAGAAATGTTAGCATTGTTAGGATTAAAAGGTGTTGCAAGCGTAGGACGTGCAGTTGATGATGCAAAAACGAAAAGAAATACGACAGCCTTAGATTCAAATGGAAATGTAACTTGTATAGGTAGAACAGGTAAGTATTATGTCAATGGAGAAGAAACATATAGATGGACACAAGAAGACAAATATGGAAATCGACATGATCTTACAATAGGTGTAAATTCCGGCAAGGTTTACCGGGATAATTTTGACGATGAAGTAAAACGAATGTCAGCTAATGATGAAAAAAATAAACAATGGAGCTTAAGTCATGGATATCTTGCTTATAATAAGTACGATCCACGATTTCGAAGAAATGTAACAACAGAAATTAGCACAGGAAAAGTAATCGCTACATTATGTGAGGGATATGACAACAACAGAGCAAGTGGGCGTTATTATAAATTTTATTATAAAGAGAAATCGCCACACTATAGAGATGATTTTAATAAATCTGCTCCTGGTGATTATGGAATTGAAATCAGTGAGGATGAGTATAATAAGTTAAATATCCCGACAAAAACATGTGGCGAAATACCAAATGATCCGAAAGTATTAAATAAAGTATGGGGTGTTGATTGTTTTTAGATTGGAGTAGCAAAATGAATAAGAATAGAAGAGAAAAGATAAATATACTCAAAGCAAAACTTCAAAGTGTACAATCTGAACTAAAACAGATATCAAGTGAGTTATCTTCTATATTAAGTGAAGAACAGGACGCATTTGACAATATGCCAGAAGGATTACAAAGCAGTTATAGAGGAATGTGTTCTGAAGATGCAATTGATAGTATGGAAGAAGCGAGTGAAAAACTTGATGAAGCGATTGAGTTGTTAAATGATATTGTGTAGAATGTAGAAAGGAGAATAGTATTATGAATGATACGCCAGTATATGAATGGGAAGATGCAATAAATTTTATTGCAGAAAGATGTAATATTGACAAAGATACAATTGAGACAGTGCTTACGTTAGAAGAGGACTATATGAAAAGTATTGGAATTATCATGGAAGAACAATCTAATTTTGAGATTGATGGTCAACAAAGAGAACAAAGTAAATAATAGATTCATTGGAATAGTATGTCATTGACAAAAATAGAACATATGTTTACAATTAATAAAAAGGAGGAATATACATATGCAATTATATAATTATTTAAGTTTAATGCCCAAAAATGAGGAGTTAGTTGTATTTGATACAGATTATAATTTTAAAACAAATTATTATAAAGGGGAAGATGACGAATTACGTATATTGTTTTTAAAATTTGCAGATTCATTAATTGTAACACAAATTTCTGCGAAAGGTGTTACAGTCAAACTCGCATCAACAATTAAAGAGAATATTAAAAGTTTGGAAAAAGAAAATTTGTTTGAAATCTATGATATAGAATATATTATGAGTAGATTAGAAAATATTTTGGGTGGAAACGTGGATAAAGAATGGATGAAAAAATTTATTCAATGTTTTGAATAGTATAGAATGGAATTGTCTTTATAGGCGATTCCATTTGTGTATAATAGAGAATATATAGTAGGAAACCAAGTTTTCTTTGGAATAAAAAGGAGAATACATTTATGAAGAATGAAATATATTCAGTTGCTTATAATGATAAATATGGTAATGGATTTTCTGAAATAGAGCCGTGGATTATAAGTGACTTTGGAAACGATTTAAAGGGATGTAAAATAAAGGCAAACGAACTTGTTCGGCAATTGTGTAAAAATGTTACAATTTTTAAGTGCAATAAACTACCCGAAATTGTGACCTGGGATTATGTAAAATCCCATCAAATCTAAGTTTACTGTTAGTTTGAAAGGAGAATAGAATATATGGAAAACGAATATAAAGTAGAAGAAACAGATTTTGGGACTAGAACTTCCCATCCGTCATATGGAACTATTATGTTTAATAGATCAAATAGCCGTGTAACACCTTTATTCGGCAGTAGTATCAAGCATAATAATGTGATAACAATGGAGTTAAGACATGCAGAGATAGAGCGTGGATTAAATAGAGATTGGGTTTATGGTAAAGCTCCTATTGCAGAAATAGAGATGAGTTATTCACAATTTGCTGAAGCAATTACATCTTTTGGATGCGGTTCTGGTGTACCATGTACTATACGCTATACCGAAAAAGATGGTAGGATTCCTGAATGTGATTTTGTTAGCAAAAGAGAGCAGTTTACTGATGAGTTCAAAGGCAAAACAAAGGATGTAATGAATGAGTCACAGCAATTAATTCAGGATGTGACCGATTTGTTTTCTCAGAAGAAAGCATTAACAAAAGCAGACAAAGAAGCTGTAATATCTAAACTTAGAACATTAAGTATGGATATTGGATGTAATTTAGATTTTATTGCAGATCAATTTAATGAACAGATGGACAAAACTGTTATGGAAGCAAAAGGAGAAATTGAGTCATTTTGCCAGAATAAAATAAATGCTATTGCAAGTGCTGCGTTAGTAGAGCATAGAGATGAGATTTTAAAATTGGAAAATCCAGTTGATATTGAATCAGAATAAGCCAAGTAAATTTAACTTTCTTTTGGTATAGAAATGGAGAATATTATGTTAAGAAGAAATTTATTTATAGGTATTCCAAATGACAAATTAAAAGAATGCTATGATAGTTATATTAGAGTTAGTTGTAAAAGAGAAAATAAAAAAGAGTTATTTTCTGATTTAGTAATAGAATATAAGTCTTTTATAGAAAGCAATCATCCTAAAGCAGCGGAAGCAATTTGTGAAAGGGATATGTTTAATGAGATTGCAAGAAGATATTTTAAGATAGCTGATATTATTAAGGACAAAGATTTTTGTGAGATATTTGGAATTGAGGTGAAAGACAATTAGTAAATTAATACAGAAATTAAATTGGGATATGCCATTTATAAAAAATCAGTGTATGTTTGTATATGCAGATGCTGATTTAGATTCTAATCAAAAAATGCAAGAACCATTACAAAAACTGTATCAGTATGAAAATCAGCCAGATATGAGAGAAAAGATAAGAGAATATATTAATGAGCTTGATACAGAAATTGGCAGACTTGAAGATTTATTAAAAAATACTGATAGTCCATATGATTTACAGATTAAAGGTAGGTTGAATGCGATAATTGAAGTAAAAAATGATTTATTAGGAAGATTAGAAGAGGTAATATGAATGAAAAATAATAAAGCTATTTGTAGAAAAACAGACGACCACTTTACAGAGGGCAAGGAATATGAATGCACCCCAGCATATGCAAAATATGAAAGTGCAGTTGTAGATATTCTTGACAACAATAAAGAACTTATCACAGTGGAAATAAATGATAAAGATTTTCAGTTTATTTTCAACTAAGAAAGAATGAATTACTTGGAAGATTGGAAGAGGTGATATAGATGGATAGAAAACGAAATAATCCTACATGGTGTTGTGATCAAATTGAAGAGAAGATTAAAGACTACAAAATATCTCTTACAGAAATTAAAGAAGAAGAGGTAAAGAGGCAGCTGGAAATTGTCATTGATGATTTAGAATCAATTCTATACAAGTAGATTAGAGGGGGTGATATAAAATGACCAATGGCATTAAAGAGAAAGACATTCGTGATATGCAAAAATGCTTTGATAAAATGGAATATATTCTAAAAAGGATTCAGGTATATAATCCTGAAGCACGAATTATTTGTATTGAAAGTGATACAATAGCTCTAGTTAATTTCAATGGTGAGTTTATTGATTCAGCTCCACAAATAAAAGATGAACATATTGTTGCAAGTCAAGACATACCAGCAATGGATAACTATTGTTAAAAGAAATGACGATTTCATCAGGAATTTTAATCAAGATATAGTAGCTGATAATATAACAAAATACAATATATAGTATGAGGGAAGAAGGTAGTTGGTATGACACAGACGGAAAAAGAAGATTATATGTTTCATAAGCATTTTACAGATGAAGATTGGAAGAATGAGACAGATGTTGAACGGTTGCTATATATGGCATTAAACTGGAAAATGTTTGAAGGAAAATGGAGCAATATAGCAGAAGAAAAAATGAATTATATAAAATCTTGTAAACTAACAGACAGTCAAAGGGTTATGTTTGAGCAGTTATGTAAATAGAAAATAACAATAGAATACATATTTTTAGAAACAACTATGATGGAAACATTGTGGTTGTTTTTATTTTGCTCAAATTTTCAGAATGAATGGAGAATATATAAGTGAAGAAAAATACGAAAGGAGTGGTTAAATGTTCTTAAATAATATATTTGAAAAAATAAAAAATAAGCAAAGAACAAAGATATGGGAGAAAATTTTAAAAAAACATGATTTTGATGTTGCTAAATTTTCTTATAACACAAACACAGTAACAGATATGAGCATAGAAGAATTACAAAAGATATTGGAAGAAGTAAGAAGAGAATACGGGATATAAAGGAGTGATCAATATGAGAGTAGAAAACGATTTAAAGCCACACAATGTAGAAACAATCAAACGGATTTTGGAGTTTTACAAGACTTCAAATAAATGCTGTGCAATTCAAGCGACAGGAACAGGGAAAACTTTTCTTATTCTGAGATTGCTTGAAATATATAATGATATGGATAAATGTGCAGTTATATTCGCCCCAAATAGAGAAATCATTAATCAAACAAAGAAAAGGATGAAAAAATTTGGATTGAATAACGCTACGTTTTATACATATCAGAAGCTTGCAAGAATGATCGATGAAGAAATTAGAAATATAAATGCAGATCTGATTGTATGCGATGAATTACACAGAACAGGTGCAAAAACTTGGGGACAAAAATTCGAGGTATTAGTAGAAACACATTCAGATTCAAAAGTGTTTGGTGTAACCGCCACTCCTTTACGATGTGCTGATGGAAGAGATATGGCTGACGAATATTTTGATGGAAACAAAGCTTGTGATATTTCATTAGCAGAAGCTCTTGTTAGAAAAATTATTCCAGTTATGCCAGTTTATGTATCTGCATTATATACTTTTGAAGAAGAGTATAAAAATATGTCAGTCAAGATTGAGAATGGAAGAAATACAAATGAAGAGAAAACAGAGTTGATGAAGGAATTAAAAGCAGCAAAGCAACAGCTTGAGAAATCAAATGGAATTCCTGAGATTATTAAAAAATATATCACTAATTACAATGGAAAATATATTGTGTTTTGTAAAGACAAGAAACATTTATATGCAATGAAAGATGTTGTGATTGAGTGGTTTAGAGATGCTGGTTATAACGGAAAGATATTTGATTATCCATATTATTCAAATAATAACGAAGTTAAAAGAAATCTTACTAATTTTGAGAATAACGAAGAAGATGGATTAAAACTTCTATTTGTTATTGATAAGTTAAATGAAGGGTTGCATTTGGATGTAATTCACGGATGTATTCTTCTTAGAACAACTACATCGAATATTATTTATTATCAGCAGATAGGACGTGCCATTGATGCAGGTTGTGATCAGAAACGTGTAATCCTGGATTTAGTTAGTAATTTTAATAGTTTGAAAACATTTAATTTAAAGGATGAGTTAAATGAAAAAATTATTGAAAGACAAAATGGTAAGTTCTCTGAGTGTAGTGAGGAATTTGATATAGAAGAGTTCCATGTAAACGATTATGTACAGGAATGTATTGAAGTATTTAATAATATTGATACTCAAATTAAATCTTCATGGTGGGGAAAATATGAATTATATAAAAAATATATGAATGGAGATGAATCTATTGATTATAGGAAAAATCTTAAATGTTGGGTTGTAAAAAATAAAAGAGATTATTTTGATAAAAAATTAACTCTTGATAAAATTACAGCTTTAAACAATATAGGTTTTGATTTTTCTAAAAAATATAAATCATTCCAATGGGATAAATATTTTAATATTTTAAAAGAGTATTCATTAAATAACAATGTTAATGATATACCAAGAAACACAATTATCAATAATGTTAATATAGGAAACTGGGTACATTTGCAAAGAGTAAAAAAAGGAAATGGAAAATTACATAAAGAAAAGATAGATAAACTTGAATCAATAGGATTTGTTTGGGATATACCTAATAATCAGTTTTATGTAAGATTAAATGAGTTAAAATTATACATTAAAAATAATAATTGCTATCCACCTAGAAGTGAAAAACAGTTATCAAATTTTGTTTCTTCAATAAGAAAATCTTATAAAAAGAATTTATTAGATGAACAAAAAATGAAAGAATTGTTAAAAATGAATTTTTGTTTCGATTCCTTGGAAGAAAGGTGGACGTATAAATACAACTTATGCATTGAATATATTGAAAAATACAATATTTTTCCCATCTCAACAACAATGTACAAAAATTGTAATATTGGTTACTGGATTGGAACGCAGAAAAAACAGTTGATGGATGGGAAAGTTCCACAAAAAAGAATTACATTATTAAAAAAGCTAGGAGTTGATGTAGATAAATATATGGTAGCATAAAGGTGGAATATAAATAAAAATATAGAAAGGTGTGATAGTATGATTTTAGAAGTATGTGATATTTGCAGAAAAATGAACCAGATAAGAGAATAAAAATTAAGATGTCAGAAAGACATAAATTTGCACCCTATGATGGTTGGAGGGTATATAAGAAAATTCATGTATGTCAAGAGTGTGCAGAGAAAATACTAGGATTTGCACACGAAATGACAACACAAGACATTGTAGATATGATAAAATATAATACAGAAGAATAATGAAAAATTGCTTTCAAGCGAAAGAGGAGGAGTCGATATGGAATTTAAAAACAAAACAGAGTTATTAGATTTTGAGAAGCAAAGGGAAAATTTTATATCAAAAGAAATGGTAAAAATTCATCGAAATCCATTTAGCTGCTATTGACAAATGTTAAAATATTTATTTAATAAAAAATATAGGAACTTATCAAAATTATATTATAATTATTCAGGTGGTTTTTACAGGCAAAAAGATGGAATAATTTGTGCAACAACGATTAGTGCCGTTGAAAACGTTGTTGAAAATAATGATATAGTTATATTTATATAGATAATGGGAGGTAAATTAGAGGGAAAAGTATGAAGAATGAATGTCCTAAATGTCCTGAATGTGGATGCCCGTTGATATTGTCGGTCGATACGACTGGGAAGTGGAGTAGAAAAATTAATAAAGATGGGTATTTATGTAAAATAATCAATAAATCATACGGGCATCCTAATGGAGCTTCTTATCTTGAATGTCCAAGATGTAGATTTTCATATGATACTGAACATGCATCGTATGATGAATCTATTCCAGAGTTGGATGAATGGATAAATAAACATAAAAAAGAATTATGGTATTAATGTAGATATAACAAGGAATAAGATATTTTTGATTTTAGATAAATAGGTTTATAAAACGAATGAGTTATTTCAAAAAAGAATGTAGATTCAATATAATGTATTGTGGCACAGAAAAAGATTATATTCATGATAAAATAATATTGTTATAGATATTATTAAATAAGTACAAATGAATATAAACAATTTGATCACTGGAACTCATAATATAAACCAGAGGAAGTTAGATGAGTGTGCTGTCATAAAAGACTTAATAAAAGAAGGAATAGTTTGTTATATTGATGATACTGGTTCAACTGGATATGAAAGATATATAATTACTTGTAATCCAGAGAAAGCAAAAGATGAATTAATAAAATTAAAACATAAAGAAAACGTAAACTAGAAGCAGAGAACAACTGCTTCTTTTTTATTACAGAAAATGAGGTAATAACTATGAGTAAACGACATGACAATACAAATAGATCAAGTGAATTTATCTGCTTAAGATGTCTTAGTAAAAATCAAGTTGGTGATAAAATGCGTAGACCAAATATGAGAGAAAAAGATCATGTAAAAAACTTGTGTTGTTTGTGTACAAAGTTACAAATGAGAACTAAAAATCTTGAAGTTAGGTGGCACGATGATTTTGACGAGCGCATGGAATATGCAAAGAAAATTAAATCAAAATATTATGATAAAAACAATGAACTGTTACCTAAATGGCAAACGGAGAATATGTATATAGAAAGAGAGGTTGATTAATATGGCACAGACAAGAGATTATGCAACTAAGAAAAAAGGTAAAACAGAGGTGCAGCCATTTTGGAACATGGAAGATATCAAGAATGTTGTTGAGTGGTTTGAGAAAAATGAAGAGTGGGATGGATATCTTATTACATTATTAGAATTGCTTCTTGGTAGACGAATTGGTGATACAGTTATGATGAAATGGTCGGATCTGTATTACGAAAACGGAAATCGAAAGAGTGAAATTGATACCATCGAGGAACAAAAAACAGGTAAAATTACTAATCTTCCTGTGAGTAATATGGTGTGGGAAGCTGTAGATAATTATTTGTCACATTTAAATGTCAATCCAATGGAGCATTATGATGAATATATATTTAGATATATGCCTAAAACATTATGGCTGTTAAGACATCCTAATACACCTTTTTATATGAATATTGAAACTTGGTGTGGTTATTTAAATAAAGATTTTTCTGATAAGAGAAAGCAGAAAATTTTGGATGACTTTCATAAGCAAAAAGAATATAAGAGTCTTGGAGATTATTTATATTATGTTATAGAATACAATGATGTTGTAAAGTGGCAAACAGATGATTATAGAAAGAAACTGAAAAAAGCGGTTGAGGATGTTGGTATTCGATATCCTATATCAAGTCACAGCCTTCGTAAAAGCTTCGGGTATTGGATTCATAAGACACACCCGTTTGATCCTGATTGTCTTTTGTCATTGCAGAAATTGTTCAATCATACTGATTTACAAACGACAATGAATTATATTGGATTAACAGAAGAGAAAAATAGACAGTTGATTAATGACCATGGAGAATTCATTCATAATGTGCTTGCTGGTAAGGGAGATGAGATAGTTAAAAATATGCCAGTTGTCTCATTAAAGTCTGATGATTTTGGAAAGATTATAAGAATGCTTACTGATGATGTTGATAAATATCAAGCTGCAATTAATATGGCAAATGAACTGAGAATTTTATAAATATGTTTGCGATATCCTATAAATATGTTTGTGATATTCTATTGACTTTTATGAATCTTATGAATATAATAACTATTAGTTAATGACAATAAACGACATAAGATTGGAGGATTAATATGAATCAAATAGGTAGGGCTTTCTTAAGTAAAACAAAGTTAGACGTGAATAACAGTGACATTGTGGCAATTGTGGATTTTTTATCCTCGGCAGATTCCATCAATAAGATGATAGTGGTGTCGGATTTGGGATTACCCGCGCTTACGGGAGTTGTGAAAGATCTCGAAGAGAAATTTGCAAATTGCAAAGGTTTTCCTTTGAATCATGACGCTCCCGATCACAATGCTCCAAATAGGCGGAGTATAGGATGGATGATTAAATTCATCATGAAACAAGTTGGGTATTCGCCGGTAGATGGTGGATTAAGTGAAAGAGCAAGATTGCGAGATTTTGCGGGGAGCAAATATTTTTCAACGAGTGCAATTTATCAAAAAAATTGTACCCCAAAGTTTAAAATCAATGTTGAACTGGCAAATGTTAGTTAACAAAATGTAGGATTGCCAATGTAATAAAATAAAAAAATAGGACATACTTATGTGATTTCGTCCTTATCAATGAAATTAATATCTAAATAGATATTTAATGCATCGCATAATTCGAGTAAATTATTGATTGAAATATTTTCTTGCTTAAATCGTGACGTTAATGCAGCCTGTGAGATATTTAATTTTTCGGCAAGTTCTTTTTTCTTTATATCTTTTTCAAGCATTATGGTCTTAAGTTTAAGAAGAATTTGTTTAGTGTTAGCTACTTCCATTTTTGTCCCTCTATGTTTCAAATGATTAAGATACATCTTAATTATATAAGATATATACAAAATATACAAGATATAAGTAAAAAGTTTATACATTATTATATCTTGAAAAATTAAGACATATATTGACTATTTAAGATATATGGACTATAATACAAAGTATCAAAGGTAATCCAAGTACATAAATACAAAAGAGAGGAGGACGTACATATGGATATACGGAGATACGATATTATTAAAGCGAATATAAAATATGAAGGATCGGGTTCAATTCAAACAAAGGAACGTCCATATGTAGTTGTAAGTAATCCTGTTGGAACTAAGCATGGAACTATTATAACGGTAATGCCTTTGACGAGTAAAATTAAGAAAGAGAACATGCCTGTTCATGGTTGTATTAAAGCTAATAATATAAATGGATTGTCTTTATATTCTATGATATTAGGAGAGCAACCAATCACAATATCAAAGGATGAAGTAGAAGAGAAATTGGGAATGGTAACAAATCAAAAAGAAAAAAACATGATTAATAAAATTTGTTACAATACATTCTTTTTTGGGGAAAACATTAATTGGGAGGAGGTACTTGCATAATGTTTGTAGATAAAGAAGAGGCAAAAAAAATGATTGATGAAGCACCTGGTATGATATGGATTGATTCTTTTAACGGAGTAACTTTTATTCATACACGACCAAAACAAATTACTATTGATGAGGGGAAAAGAATAATCAACAAAGCAGATACAGTTGACTATCAAGATAATGATTTCTTTGGATTGCTTTCATTGGATGGAGTACAGGAATTTATGGTGCACAATATTAAGTTTCCCCAGATAGAGTCCTGATTATAGGACTCGCAATATGATATGATAAAAATATCGAACAAAAAACCGAACACTTTTCGAACAGATGTTCTAAAATGTATTGACAAGAACGCTTGTTTGGAGTATTATAATTTTTGTAAGCAACAAAAAAAGATAGAGCCAAGCGATTCAAACGCTGCGCCAACAGCTTTCTACTTGACTCTATCAACCAAATACATACAACAGCATTAAGCCATTGCAGAAGCGAAATATCGCTTGTACTTATTTTACATATATTTCGAAAGAAAGTCAAGTTTCAAGCGTTTTCTGCAATTAAAATTCCTAATTTGCACAATTGAATATGGAGAATAATATTATAGGGCATTCGCCAAGAGGTAAGGCACATGACTTTGACTCGTGTATTCACTGGTTCGAATCCAGTATGCCCTGTTATGGGGATTTTCTACCCAGTAAGTCCTCAGAACGCAGATATTTTTTCTGTAAGTGCAGTCTATAAGCTGCATAAGTTCTTATAGAGAATAACTCACTAACGAGTCATATAACCGACATATACTTTTTGCTTCGTTATTTGATATATATCTTCCATATGTCGGTCTGGATCATTAGCTCAGTTGGTTAGAGCGGTCGCCTCATAAGCGATTGGTCATCTGTTCAAGTCAGATATGATCCATTAAAAAAATAAAGAATACATCTTTAGGAGGGATGTGATATGGAAAAAAGAAATCAGAGTTATAACATTGAAGATCTTAATGAAAAAATGGACAAAGGCAAACTCACTTTTGATTATCCAATTCAAAGAGAGGATGGACAGTGGGATAAAGAGCAGAAGGCATTACTGATTGATACAGTGCTGAATGGCTACATAATTCCAGATGTTTACATAATTAAAGAAGGAACGGAAGATTTTTCACCAATGTCAGTACTTGATGGAAAGCAGAGGCTTACAACATTATATGAATTTGCAAACGATGAATTTGCTTTACCAAAGAATACAGATGATGTTGTAATTACTGATGTTTCTTTTGATGAAGATAAAAACCCAATTAAAACAGAAAATACATATCATGTGGCAGAAAAGAAATTTTCTCAGTTAGATAAAGAGTTACAGAAAGTATTTAATAAATACAAAATCGAAGTAAAACTTCTTGCAGGATTTACAGATGAACAGATTGAGGAACAATTTTACCGTCTGAATAATGGATGTACGTTTACGAAATCGCAAAAGGCAAATGTTAAACTTGGAACTGAATTGGCAGGAAAAATTAAAGAAATTGAGGAATGTGATTTCTTTGAAAACAGAGCAGTGTTTACTAATTCACAGAGAAAACGTGGAGAAATTAAAAGTTGTATTTTACAGTCAATGATGCTGATTTCTGGATTTGACTATAAAAATTTTGGCGCAAATGAGGTTCTTAGATTTGCAAGAGAGTTAAACGAAAATCCTGATTATGAATTGATCGAAAAGACCAAGGAACTGTACGAAAAGTTATTCTGCGTTTTACCACCTTATGACAAGGAAATGGATAAGAACCTTAAAAAGATACATATTCCTGTGATTATTGAGAATCTTGATAATGTTGAGAAATTGGACGTTGACTGCAATGTTACAGATGATGAATACACAAAATTTTTGAAGAAATGGTTTGAAGTTTGGAATGAAACTTCCGGATATTTAGGATTCTGTGGTCAAGGTTCTACAGGAAAAGCAAAAGTTGATGGTCGTGTCGAAACAATGAATAAAGAATTAAGAGAATATGCAATTAGATTATCTATGGAAGGCGGTAAAGTGGCATGAATGATGTAAAAAGGATGAAAGTCATTGATTTAATTCCACACCCTAAAAACGAAGAAATTTACGGACACGACGAAGATATTTCTGACTTAGTAGAAACGATTCGCAAAAGTGGACAAGTTCATACACTTACTGTAACACCAAAAGGAGTCATACTTGCAGGTCATAGAAGAAGAAAGGCTTGTATGGAACTTGGTATAAAAGAGGTAAATGTAGAAGTTGTGGATCTTGGTAGTCCAGAAGAAGAGATTCGATATCTTGTTTTAAATAATAAACAACGTGACAAAACCAATGAACAGAAGGCAAAGGAAGCAAAAGCTCTTAAAGAAGTTGAGAGTAAACTCGCCTTGGAAAGAAAATCTGAAAATGGTGGAGATAGAAAATCTGAAAAGTATAAATCGGAGGTGCCAGATTCGGCACATGCGATTTTAAAAAAGCAAGGCAAAGCACGAGATGCAGTTGCAAAAAATGTAGGATTTCGTTCAGGACATGAAGTTGATAGAGCTATTAAAACCATTAATAAGATCGAAGAACTCAAAGAAGAAGGCAGAACAGAAGATGCAGAACTTATTCGTGGTGCATTAAATAATGGAAGAATTTCATCAGCAGAGGAACTTGCGAGAAATATTGATATTGTGGAAATTCCAGATGAAGATAAGCCACTTATTAAGTCTGGTAAGAAAAGCGCATATTCGTATGTAGAAAAAGCTAAAGCAAAGAACAAAACCAAAGAAGAAAAAACTTGCATTACTTGTGGAAAAACTCTTCCTGTTGATATGTTCTATGATGGAAGAAATGAATGCAAATCTTGCAAAAATGAAAGAGATAATGAACGTAAATCTGGTGTGTTTAGAGACACTATGGGAAATATTATGACTTATGATAAATCCATTGCTAATAGCAAAGAGATGGAAGAAGCGATTGCATTTCTCAAACGTGATGATTCTGAATGTGACGACACTATTAATTATGATATGGAATTGGAATTTTTCAAATTGACACTATCCAATTATTACTTTGAAAACCAAAGGTTTATAGATGGCGAAATATTTAAGGATATGCCACTTGGTATAAAAGAAAAATTTAAGGAAGAGGTTGATAAGTTATCAAATTACGTACAACTGTTGCAAATGTATTTAGAAAAATAATTCTTAATAAAGAAAAGGAGAATAAAACAATGAAGAAAAATGTAATGTCAAAGGAAGAACTGAGAGAACAGTTAAAAAAGGATTTCGTAACAAAAGAAGAAACTAAAACTATTGCTGATAATAATTCGAAAGAAGAAAACGAGACAGTAAAAATCATGACTTTAAATACAAAAGATTTAGTTTCAAGTCAGCCATATCAGAGAGATATTAACCAGAAAGAAGTTGCATACATTGTATCTAATTTTGATCCTCATCAGCTTGGAATCATTAAAGTGAGTTATAGAGGTGGGAAAAATCATGTGTATGATGGACAGCATAGGATAGCGGCTCTTAAAGTTCTTAATAACAATCAAGATTGCTTTGTAAAGTGTGAGGTTCATTATGGTCTTACATATGAGGATGAGGCAAAATATTTTGCAGATCAGTATCTTGGTGCAAAGAAAGTTGATTTGATTTATAGATGGAGAGCTTTGTATGAAGCAAAATCAGAACCGGTATATTCAATTGTAAATTCAGTAAGAGCAATTGGTATTGAAGTTAAATTTACAAAAGCAAAGGCTGCGAACCGTATTATTGCTTTTAAACAGTTAAATGAAATGTGGGAAAAATTAGGATCGGAAGAGACTCTTAAAATTCTGACATTATTAAAGAAAGCATGGGAATATGATGTAAATGGATTCGATGGGAATATCATTTTAGGAATGAGGGAGTTTTTCTATACATATGGCAATGAAATTCATGAGGATACATTTGTTAAACAGATGAGAAAACAAATTCCAAGCATGTTAATTATTGAAGGTAAAAAAGATAAACTTAGTAAAAATGGTCTTAATTATGCAAAGGTTATTTGGGATAAATACAATTGCGGCTTAAAATCAAGAAGGCTGGATTATAAATTCAGAGGTTAAATTGAGATTATTCTTTATGGCATATGTGGTGAAATATGCTACATGTGCCATTTTTATACCCTAAAAAGGAGGAAATTATGTTTATTTTAACGGATGGTAAAAATTATGTAATGGAAAATCCAATGAGAATTGGAGAATATTTGGCAACAACATCACCTGTACAAGCGAAGCAGTTTACATATAAACAGGCTAGATCTTTAGTTCAAAGAGGTGGAAAGAAATTATCATGGATCAGAAGGTATCAACTTGTAGATTTAGAAACTGGTAAAGAATCAGATAAATCTTTAAATTATAAAGGAAATGAAAATGTTCATATTGGGAACAATCTGCCTTTTGATGATTCGATTTTGGACAAGATTATTGAAGAATCTAATTCTATTATTGGATTAGCAGGTTGGGACATTGAGCAGTTAAATACATATGAAAATCTTTTAAACATTCAGTTGAGTGAATGTGATAGTGGTGAAAGTGATATTAATCACGCATTGGAGAAATACAAGGAAGATCATAAGGGCAAGAAACCACAGGCACATAAAATCGCAAAAATTGGCTACATGCTTGATGATATTAGAGATAGGCATAAAAAGATAAAGCAGTGTCTTAGATATATTCGAGTTATGGAAAACGCCATTACATATCAGTATAGCATTGGAAAAATTAAGTTAGAACTTAGCAAAGTAAAAAGCGGAGAATATAAAGGCAGGACAGAATATTGGAACGCTGCATTAAAAATTTTGGAAGATTAGGGGTGATTAATATGATGATTTGTAAAAATTGTTATATTCCGATGGTTGGTGTGATGTCATTTTCTAAGGACAAGTATGAAAAGTTTTGTAGATGCCAAAAGTGTTATTCAGAGACAAAACATAGTCAAATCAAAGATGATGAACTGGATTTTAAAGAGATATTAGAGACAAAAATGATTGGAGACATGCGAAAGTGACAGTAAAAAAAATAAATTTATCACCCGATCAGTTGGCAATAGTTGATAGATATTGCCGCAATGATTTACGAGAATTAAAGAAAATTTGTCTGCCGCTAATATCCATGAAGGGTGTTGCAGATATGGAAATTGATGATTTGTTAAGTGATGCGATGAAGGTATTGCTTGAGACAGTTGAAAATTATGATTGCTTAAGGAATGATAATTTCGGAGCATATTTGACAACAAATATTAAACGTTCGTATTTAGATTGGACAAGAGATAGAATGCGAGATAAACGTGTTAATTATGCAAGGGATAGAAATGGAGATATTATTTATGAGTACTACGAAGAGAATGGAGAGAAGAAAAAAAGAAAAGTAATTCTTAAACCATTAACATTAGATGTAACGACAGAGGAAGGAAAGGAAATTAGAGATACGATAGCTTCAGATTTTCGTGTGGAGAATATTTTTATAAGAGAAACAAAATCTGAATGGCATCAAGAAGTTAATGATTACTTAAATAGTTTGTCTCCTTTGCAATACAAGATAATTATGATGCTTGCTGATAAATACACAAAAGAAGAGATTTGTGAAATCTTACATATTGAATCATTTCATTATGACAATCTTTTAAAAAAGATTACTTCTGATGAAAAAACTAAGCCTTTAAAGAGTTTGATGGGAGGAAAAATTCTATGAAATTAATAAGAGATAAGGTAAAAAAAGATACCTGCATGGCATCTAAAATATGTGGAATGATTGAAAGAGAAGATCTGAGAAATGATCATCCACAGCAGAGAAAATCTGGTCAATGGGAAGAAGAGGTTAGAGATAATTTTATAGTAACCGTTATTCAGAATGAAGATTTTGATCCAATTAAGATTTGCGAACAGCTTACAGATAATGGTGTTATCTTGTGGCTGATTGATGGATTACAGAGATGTACCACAATAGAAAATTATAAAGCAGGTAAATTTGCACTTGGCAAAAAAATAAATCCATCAGTGATTGAGTATCAAGAAGTAAAAAAAGATGAAAATGGAAAAATTGTTAAAGATGAAGATGGTAATACAGTATATGAAATCGTTTCTTTTGACTTAAAAGGGAAAAGTTATGCTCAATTACCAGAAAGATTAAAGGAAGATTTTAATAATTGTCCAGTAGAAGTAGTAAAACATCTTGATTGTAGTGATGAAGAAGTGGGGCGACATATTGTTAGATATAACAGTGGAGCGAAAATGAACGTTGCCCAAAAAACAATCACCTATATGTGCAATGTTGCAAAAGATGTTAAAGAATTATCTGGACATGATTTCTTTAGCGATTGTGCAAAATTTTCCGATGTTAAAGATAGAAATGGAACTATTGATAAGATTGTAAATGAAACAATTATGGGGCTTAACTTTTTTGATCAGTGGAAAAGAAATGCAATGCAGCTTGGAAAGTTTTTAAACGAGAATGCAACCAAGGAGATGTTTAATAAGTTCAAGGAATATCTTGATAGATTGTACAATATTGTAATACCGACAACAGGAAAATTGTTTAGTGAGAAAAATGCACTCATATGGTTTATGCTCTTTGACAAGTTTGATAAAACAGGATATCCAGATGAAAAATTTGGAGAATTCTTAAACGACTTTGAGAAGTTAAAGAACGTAAAAGTTGTTGTAGAGCATACTAGAAAACCAAAAGGAACTGAAGAAACAAACAATTTATCATTTGCGGAAATTGATACATGCAATTCTACAAAGGATAAAGGGATGATTACAGACAAATTACATATTTTAGAAACACTTTTAAAAGATTTTTTAGCCAATGAAACAATGACGACAAAAGAAACAGAGAATATTAAAACAGAGAATATTAAAGAAGAAGATGTCGAAGAAGAAACTACACTTTCGTTTGTTCAGAAAAATGTAAATTCAAATGTAATCGAAGAAGACATTGAATGTTATGAGGGTATGATTGATGATTGCGTAAGAGTCGATTCGGAAGTGTACAAGCAGTGTAAAACAGCATTAGTTGCGCTTATGGCTTATGCTTGTAAAAATGAAAAAGACATAGATTTTGAACGGTGGATTCAAAAGTATCAGAAAAATAGTTCTGGTTTTAGTACAGATCAAAGAATTAACTATACATATATGAAAAATAGCTTTGAAAGCTTTTTGAAACGTGGGTAATTTGTGAGGTGGAAAATATGAATTGTGTAATGCATAATGTAGTAAATATTCACATTGGAAAACCAGTTACTTCAAATAATAGAGGCGAACAGTTTAATTTGACAGATGGAAAGCAATATTTAGTTATTAGTTTTGATGGAGATTGTGTAAAGATTAAAAATGATATAGGTAAAGAAGAGTGGTATTCACTAGAATATTTTTACGAATTTGAAGAATTATTTTGGTAAGAAAATTCTCTTTCTTTGGAAAATTAGGAGGTTTACAGATGGAAATGTTAAAAGAATATTCAGAAAAATACGGATTAATAGAAGTGGTAAATGATTATGGAGAGCATCGTCAGACACGAGAAAGAAGCATTGTATTTCCGAATGGATGGGTTGCTTCTATTGTAGAAAATAATGGTGTTGATACATATAAGCCAAACGGAGAACACATAAAAGAATTTAAGTCGGATAAGAACTATTCTGTTGCAATGTGTGATTACAATGGATACTTCGATTGGGATATTCTTAATAAATATGGAGCAATTGATGGATGTATTTATTGCGACACAGAACTTGAGCTACTGGTTGCTTGTGAGACAATCAGGAGATTATAGGAGTGTGTGCTTTTCTTTGGATTGCGAGGTGAAAATATGCAAATAAATATTAGTTATACATTATATACAGACGGGGATTACAGTTTAAGGAATGCCGAAGATTTTGGTTGTACTAATAGAGATGTAGTAGTTAATGATTTTGAATATTATGATTATGTTGGCTCTATGGAATTTAAATATGAAGAAGAGTGGCGTTGTAAAAGTGAAGCGAAAAATTTTCTTTGGAGATTTTTATGTGATGGAATTCATATATCTTATACGCATCCTTGGCTACTTAAAGATTTTTATGACATTATGAAATCTTTAGAGAATGTCATTAATGAATATCAAGAGGGAATATCTGTAGCCAAAAGGCATATAACAGGTAACTATGAGGGAACAGAAATTAAAATAGAAATATCGAAGTAAAGTTCTTTGGACTGTGAGGTGAAAATATGTTAAAAAGCGATTTTAAAGGTCGTAAATGTTCAGGGTGTGGTGAGTGTAAACATGCGGATCACGATAAAATGAAATGCTATCCTGAATCAGAAGATTGTAAGAGTGAATATGATTTAACGGAGGAAGATTTTCACAAAGAGGCAAGATGTGATTTCTTCCATCATAAGCAAAAGACAAATAAAGTTCGATTTCATATGGTTGGAGGTGAATATAAATGGCATGTGATTATTGTACGTACCGTTATTCTTATGATTGCGATGATGGTTGGAATCGCCATAAAAATTGTGAAAGTTTTAAGTTGGATTGGGATAGTTTATCTGAGAAAGATAAGAAAACCATTCAGAAGATTTTGGATAGAAGAGAGGTAAAGTAATGGAAAATATAAGAAGGTTTGAGAATGACCAAATGAATAATGGTCAGGATTACGAGATTTATGAATACGAAGGTCATTTAGAAGCAAGAACAGATACAGTTATTTTTATGATAGTAGAGCCTCATAGCGGAACAAAAAATAGATGGATGCTTAGAGTTTCAACAAGAACTGCTTTTGACAGATGGGCTAATTCCACAGCTATTGAAGAGTTTTTCGATAGTGATATTGAATTGTGTAATTATTTATACGACCATCAGTTGGATATTTATAAAGATTTGATTAAATATCTGTCAAGCGAATATGATGATATAGCAGAAGAATATTAGCAAGAAAACTTCGTTTCATGTGAAATTAAGAAAGGAGAAAATATGAATATCACAGCTATTTCAGTAGAAAATTTAGAAGAAAAAGGATTGGATTTATTACCTAATAAAATGGAATTAAAAGTACGAGGTAATATTTTCCCAGACACATATGGAGAATGTATTGGTAGATATGACAAAACCAATGACAAGTTTGAATCATTTTTTAAAAAGGATCAAGAGGCAGGAAATACTCGTTATTTTGATGAGTATAAAAAGAAATGTAATCTTTATGAAAAACATAGAATGGTATTTGATAGAGATTGTTGCACAGAAAAGAAGGTTGTAGACTATTATGTTATGTATAACATATTGGAAAGTAGCAAATTTAAGCCAACAATAATCGAAGACCATGTTGATCATTCATACTGTATGAACGGAAGTTTTAAGTGTGAATATGAACTTTTATTTGCTTGTGATGGTGTTATAAGAAGAATTATTGTTCCATTTACTTCTGTAAATATTCCAATGTATGAATTTATTGGTGATTTAGAAGACATGGTAGAAGAAGTTCTTGATGAGGAATCAGACGAGTCAAATCCATTTAATGATATTTTTAGAGATTGTGATGGGTATTATGAACTTACGATGTTTGATGAGATTGGTATGAATTGTAATATTGAAGTAGAAAGTGCATCTGATTTTATGGCTATGCTTGTGTCAATTAGATTAGTGGGATACGAGTTTATTGAAGATAAAGAAAAATAGATAACAAGAATCGCACATTTCCTATGGAATTTTGGAGGTGAAAAACATGAAGATAATTGGTTGGGAAAGAAAAGGTAATGTAGTTAAATTTGCGTTGGGTGATAATCATTTAAAGGATTGGAGTGGCGATGATTGGAATGATTCTCCATATGAACATAATGCATGTACAACTCCTTTATTTGGTATTGGAAAATACTTAGAAGTTGCATTTACATATAAAACATCAATATTAGAACCATGTGATGATTATCATTATCACGGCAATTCTCCGTTTTGTATGGATGATTTTAAGGAAAGAAAAGTGCCTTTTATGATAATTGATACAACTGGTGAAGAGACGTGTTATTCAAAAGCATTACTGAACAATAAAAATACTTTTGTTTTTATGGGTGATAATGTTGATAAAATTCAATGGGATAAGCTCAATGGAACAATTATAGGACAATGAGGTGAAATAGATGAAAAATGAATTTACATTATATAGTGTAATGGATAAATCAACAGGAAAATTAGTAAGTAATCTTACAAGCCCACGGCATAAATATTGGGAAACAAGAAAAATTGCTGAGAATGCGGTTAGAAAATTTATGTCAAGACGTTATAACGCTGATAGGCAGTTAGAAGTTGTAGAAATCGAATGTAAGATAAAAGTGGTAAGCGAGGTGAGAGAGTGAAGAAATATTGGGAAACAGGTGAAAAGAATGACTTTGGTAAGGAATGTTATAGATTACATTTTAGTCAATTTTATGAAGAAGATGATGAAAATGTAGTAGCTGGTTTTGTACAAGATGAGACAGATACAAACAGATTTATATACGTATCAAAAGAACTAAATGTTGAATATGATACGTTGTTTGCAGACAGTATAGAAGATGCAAAGCATCAAATCGAAGACATGTTAATAGACCATTGGAATGATGAGATTGATTATTTAGAAAATCGAATTAAATCATTTCAAGGCGAAGAATAATCATATATAGAAATTTCTATCTTGGCGATTCAGCCAAATTTCACTGAGAAGAGAGGTAAGAAAATGATATATTGTAACAATATAGATGCAAGATATAATGGTATATATAGAAATACCTTTAATGATTTACAATACATTGATGACGGAACACATTATAATAAAGATTTTTGGGCTTTTGCATACAAGGAAGATGAGAGAGCATTAAATCTTATGTGTAAACCCGTAAAAGGTAGAATCAAAGAAGATAAATATTTTTATGAATACAAAGTAAATGGTAGAGATTTAAAAAAGAATGGTGTAACTATATATGCAAGATTATTTGCTGATACATATGAAGAAGCTGTAGAAGGATTTAACAAACTGGTTAGAACCAGAATTAGTTCTTTAAAAGATGAGATTTATAAATTGGAAGATATGCTAATTATATAATATGTAGGAGGTGAGAATTATAAAGCAAAATAGTTTTACAATTAATATTTTCTTAGATGAAGATAAAATAGATAAAGAAACAGTAATGTATCATATTTATCATGCCATTCAGAAAGAATTAAATAGTGGCAATGTAGATTATATGAACCTGATTGTAACACCAAGTAAATCGTATGGTGATTTATTTAAAGAGGACAAGCGTTAATTAGAGAATAATATAGTATAAAAAATTTTCTTAGCTTGGACATTCGTTCAAGTATTTCCAAAACAAAAATAAGTAATGAAATATTTTTTTCCTATGGTTTTAGCAGACGTGTTAATTCCATAGGATTTTACAACAAAATAATTAAGAAGAAAGGAATTAAGCAGTAACTCCTAGGTAATTATGGTTACGTAACCTCTGTAAAATAGTGTATTTTGACAGAGAATAATGAAAAAAATAATTCTCAAGGGCTACGAGTATTAAGTTTATGTGGTGGCGTTGAAACAGGATTGTATGCGTTACAGCAGCTCGGAATATCTATAAGAGAATATCATACATATGAAATTTTGCCAGAAGCCATAGCGGTTTCTCAGTACCATTTTCCGTTTGTGGTACATCATGGCGATTTATATGAAGCGGATTTTGAACAGTTCAAAGGATTTGATTTACTGTTGGCAGGAACTTGTTGTCAGTCACTTTCAAGAGTACGAATTGAAAGTAAAGAGGTCAATAATGGTCTTGATGGTAAGTCAGGAATTTTCTTTAAAGCTATTGAGTGTCTTAGGGCAATTCAGCCCAAATATTTCATGTTTGAGAATGTAATACCAAGTAGTGACGAAGATCTGAAGACAATGACAGAATGTATTGGTGTAGAACCTATTTTAATTGATTCAGGAAAATTTTCTGCACAGAGTCGTGAAAGATATTATTGGACAAACATACCATTAGGTAAATTACCTGATGAATCTCCATTAGTTTTGAAAGATATTATGGAGAATAGTGTAGATGAGAAATATTTCTATAAGAAAGATTTTGAAATCTTGGATATGCAAAAGCGTGTATGTGCAGAGTTGAAAGTTAATACAACTGAGATGTGCAAACGTATTTTTAATCCAGATTTCAAAATGTCTACATTAACTTGCGTGTCAGGTGGATATCAGGAAAAGAAGGTATTAGATAGGGGTAAACCACGAAAACTTACAGAAGTTGAATATGAAAGATTACAGGGATTGCCTGATAATTTTACAAAAATTCAGCTTAATAATCGTTGGTTATCATACTCAAAAAGATGTAGTTTGATGGGTAATGGATGGAATGAACCTACTGTTGAATGGATTTTGAGTGGGTTAAGAGAATAAAAGAAAGGAGTAAGAGGTTTGGTATACCGAAAACGCAGCGTTTACTCCTGATACATAATGATAATAAATAGAATTTGGCAGATGCCAAGTAGTAATACATTTTCAATTAAGCCAATTAAGGAATTGATTGAGAAATATGCAACTGGTAAGATTGTTGATCCGTTTGCAAATAGTAATAAGCTGGCAACAGTAACAAATGACTTAGATACACAATATGATACTGATTACCATATGGACGCACTGAATTTCTTAAAGATATTCGATGATAACTCAGTAGATACAGTGCTATATGATCCACCATACTCGCCACGACAGGTAAGCGAATGTTACAAAAATCTTGGACAGACAGTAAATATGCAGACAACACAAGCTTCATATTGGTCTAAACAGAAGGAACAGATAGGAAGAATTGTAAAGAAAGATGGCATTGTAATTACTTGTAGCTGGAATAGTGGTGGCATTGGTAAGAAGTATGGCTTTGAAATTCAGGAAATTTTACTTGTTCCTCATGGTGGTTGGCACAATGACACGATTGTTGTGGTTGAAAAGAAGATTGAGTAGAGAATAACAGAATATGAAGTTCGCAGGAAAGCGGAATTTCTTCTGAGTTTTCAGAGAATAAATACATATAAAAATAAAGAAAAGAGGTAACAAAATGAGAGAAACATTAATTGTTGTAGATATGCAGAATGATTTTATTGATGGAACACTTGGTACAAAGGAAGCACAGGCGATTGTATTAAATGTAGCAAAGAAAATTAAGGAGTACAAGGATGCTGGTAAACAGGTAATCTTTACAAGAGACACACACCCTGAGAATTATTTAGAGACATATGAAGGTGTGCATCTTCCTGTTATTCACTGTGTAAAGAATACTGTTGGTTGGCAGATTTCAGATAAGTTAGATTTTGATATTGATAATGACATTCTGATTGACAAAATTACTTTTGGATGGACTCATTGGGATGATTTTAAATTTGAAAGTGTTGAGATTTGCGGATTATGTACCGACATCTGTGTGGTTTCAAATGCACTTATTATTAGAGCAAATTATCCTGAAATTGATATTACAGTAGATGCAAGTTGTTGCGCAGGTGTCACACCTAATACTCATAAGGCTGCATTAGCAACTATGAAGATGTGTCAGATCGAAGTGATTGGAGAGAATAATGAAGTATAAGAATTATATCATTAATACTTTTAGACATTTTAAGAAAGTCTGTATTCATAAATATTGGGTGT